ATCATTGAGGATGTGAAGGGGAGAAAGTCGGGACCTGCCTACGAGATGTTCAAGCTTAAGAAGCGTTTAATGCTTGCTGTAAATGATGTGGAAATATCTGAAATATAAGGAGGTTCTTATGGCGCTTTGTAATGGATTTGTAGGTCATGTCATATGAAAAAAGATGGAAGACTTGATAAACTTCATAAGAAAGGAGGGCAAGAGAATGTTGTGTTGGAAATGTAGGGAATATTTCGTTAATAAATATGGCCCAAGCTATTATCAACCTCCATCGAGCCATTGTCACCATGATGAGCCGGAGGAGAAGCCAAAAGAGAAGTGTATTTGTGAAACAATTGACTCTCCATTTATTATCGAATGTAAAATATTAAGAAATGGATTACCATGTTTGATTGGAAATGCCAAATTCTGTCCTCAATGCGGAAAAAGCTTAATGCATGTGCCTAAGACATGCAAGAAAATGCCCTGTAGAGTGTTTAAATGCCATACAGGGCACACATAGGATAACAACGGGGGATATTCTTAACTTTCACTCAATCAGGGCCTGGGGGTCAATTTGTTGCCTTTAGGCTCCCTTTCAGGTTTTTCCCCGATACATCTTAACCTGCCCTCTGGTGATATGATCAATCTTTCCATCCAGGTTTTAGGACAGATCTTCTTACAATTCTCAGGGTAAAGACGGATATTTCGTAATGGACAGTAATGGGCCATATCAAATCTCCTTTCTTTAATTTGTTATTTAAAGAGTTGTATTCCAATAAGTGTGAAACTTCCTCCACAAATTATGCCGTTTATAAAAGACCACGGTATCGTAAGGTTGAAAAAATAAGTAATAAGAACAGCCACAATAGTTCCAATTATCCAACCTATTATTGCACCTCTCAACATACGTTTCATGTCATTCTCCTTTCTATTTGGTTATTTTCTCCAATGATGCTATATCTGCAATATTATTAACCTCTTCTAAATCCTTATAACACTCAAAACAGATTTTAGCATGAACCTGACCAATGGGGTAATCGATCAGAGATGCAGAATAATGATTACATGCCAAGCATTTCCATTTATCACCATATTGGGATAAATATTTAATGGTTTCATTGGATAACATGGTTAGACCTCCTTTTCTGCTGGAGTTATTTACAATGTTGTTTCCAATTCCATTCTTGGAATTGGTCAATTGTTACTCCAAAAAACTCACAGGCGTCTCTGGTCCCGAAAGGATGGACTCGGATAATGGCGGGGAATATTCTTGTTTCTCTCCACCATTGTTCATTCTTTTCTCCAATGATTCCCCTCCCTGCTTTTGCTGCAGCTTTAATTGCCTCCCACTTTTTTGTGATCTTCATCTTTCATTCCTCCTTTTCTGCCATTGAAATGGCTTGACTTTTTATAAATGGTTCTCCGTCTCTGTAATCGATTTCGATATGTTTTTTGTAGACATCTAAGGCTTCATAATCATTTTGAAGAGCCATAACTAAGATATGTCCTAATATTTTACCCCATTGGATATGTTCTTCCAATAAATCAGGGGCGGCGGCGATGAGGCTGGCATTGGCTTTATTGCCAGACCAAGTGCAGATATAGCCATTTTCTTCATTGCCAAAAATATCTTGTCCGAGTATATTCCAGTGTCCAGGCGTATGTTTCATCTTAGTCTCCTTTTTCCGGTATTAAATCCCTTAAATCTGGGACTGGCAATAATTGATTTGATCCACATTGCCAACAGGTGTCGGTTCGCTGAGGGAAACCACTCCCAGGCTGAGTTGCATGACAAATTGTACATACCCAATATTTAATTGGCCACATTTTTCATTCCTCCTTCCTTATTTTTTTGAACCATATTTATATTAGATGCAAAATCATATCCAAGTATTTTAAATAATTCTACCCTTGAAATCATTAGGCTTTTCTTAATGGTTAACATAACTCAAAACCCTAAATTGGATAATAATTTACCAGGATGGAAAGAGAAATATAAATTCCTTAATAATATTAGGTAGATCGAAAAATGAACACGATTGTTCAATTCCGAAAGTATTATGTTAACTAAATGGGTCGTAAATCATACACAAAATAACTCTTGACAATCATCAAGATATTGTGGTAATCATCAAAGAAAACACAAAGGAGGATATCATGAGTTGCCTTAAATGCTTTAACTGTAAGATATGCAGGGCCCAGGGATATATGAGATGTGCAGAAGAAGAATGGGTTGATAATGTCGGCAATGAGAAGCGGATCAAGCTGTCTCATACTGAATTAACGGATTGTTTTATAAGAAAAAGGAAACTGTTTGAACAGAAAGAATATTGTCCATTATTTACGCCAGCTTAAAGTATCATTAATGAACCATTACTACGTTTTTACTTGACAAAGATATGATATTGTGCTTTATAATGGTGGCAATGAACATGGATTTAGCGTAAAACTTTATCGTGTTCAAATTAGAGGATCGCACTGAGTCATCGGGTAACGTTCCCGCCTCCGGTGCGGCTGGTAGTGACAGCAGAAATGGGCAGCAGTCGTGACAATTAAGCCATAGTCCCTGGGAATGCCCAATAATAGTCCTCAAAACAGACTTAAAAACAGGTAGTTAAATTAGTTATACACAATATTTAATTTGTGTGGAAATCCTGTTGATAACTCTGTGGAATTGTAATGGTAAAGGTATATAAAAATTCTTGGTTCTTCAACCTCTTGCTCTTGTAAGGTTTAAGATAAAGAATGGAACTAATAACCCAAACACTAACTGATCCATTCACAACCCTGACACTAAACAGGATGTGAGTTAATGGATGATCAAACCAAAAACCTGCCTGACTCAATAACCAATAGGGTCGAAAATCATACAATAAAGGAGATAGTGTATAGTTTATGACCCCCAAACCTGGTAAATTAATTATACCAAAACATGCTGGTGGTAGACCAGCAATGCGTAGGTTTACACCAGAACAAAGAAAAGAATATCAAGAACAAATCCTGCAAGTCATTAGAAAAGCTAATACTCTTAAAACTGCCGCTGATTTAGTGGGTATTGGTGAGGGAACAGTAAGTGAGTGGAGAGGTAAATATCCTTCATTCGATGAAGAAATAAAAAGAGTACAAGCTGAAGTAAAGCAAGAACTAACACTGGAGCTCCGCAAGAACATTGAGAATCGTAACTATAAACAGGTATCGATATTCTTTCTACTTCAAAAGCTTTATCCTGAAGAATATGGTGATAAACAACGATTCGAGCATACTGGTAAGGATGGCCAACCAATTATAGTTAGGATCATAAGGTATGCTGACAAAAAGACAAAGTAGCCACCATCAAGGGTTTGCTGGCTGGTATGTTATGTAAACTGATGTGTTCACGTTAAACATTGGGGTTTTTGATACAAAATGAGAGTCATAATTAAACATTATCAGACGTGGCAGATAGTCAGGATCGGGGTTAATGTAAGCAAGGATCATACCAAACATGATTAGGTCAGTATCAATCAAAACCCAGGATTTTAGATTACCTACCCCCCATCCCCCCCTCTTGACCTTTCAGAATGCCTCGTTGTGTGTCATTCAAAGTATTTACCAAAACCAAAGTATCCAAGGTGATTAATGGGACGACCAAGGGGCAGCAAGACAAAAATGAATAATTCGGGTGGAAATAGAGAGGTTACTCTTCCGTTTAACTATATTCCACGGGATTACCAGATTTCTTTTTTGAGTGCGATGGATTCAGGGATAAAGAGGGCTTTATTGATATGGCATCGCAGGTCTGGAAAAGACAAGACTGCCTTGAATTTTACAATACGGCAGATGTGGGAGAGGATAGGGACATATTACTATTTATTTCCGACATTTACGGAGGGCAGGAGAATTCTTTGGGATGGAATAGATAATAATGGATTTGCCTTTAGGTCTCATTTTCCTTCGGAGTTAATGGCGACAAGACCGAATGAGACAGAGATGCAGATTAACTTTACAAATGGGTCTGTATTTCAGATTATTGGAACAGACAAATATGATCGGATCAGGGGAACAAATCCGGTTGGGTGTGTGTTTTCTGAGTTCTCCTATCAAAATCCTGGGGCTTGGGATTTGGTTGCTCCCATTCTTTTAGCTAATGGGGGATGGGCGATATTTTGTTTTACCCCGAATGGGCAGAATCATGGTTATAAACTCTTTAAGGCTGTTGAGGGATTGGATGACTGGTTTACAGAGATATTGACCGTGAATGACACGAAAGATGAGAAGAGAAAGCCTATAATCACTCAGGTTGATCTGGAAGCCGAAAAGAAGAGGGGAGTACCAGAAGAGTTTATAAAGCAGGAATATTATTGCGATTTTAACGCTGGTGGTGAGGGTTCCTACTATGGCCGATTACTTGCTGAATTGGAGACAAAGGGGCAGATTGTGAATGTGCCATTTGATCCAAGACTGCCTGTTCATACGGCATGGGATCTTGGAGTAAGTGATTCAACTGCAATCTGGTTTTATCAGAGAGGACCGCATGAATTCAGATTCATAGATTATTATGAGACCAACGGTGAAGGTCTTGACCATTACGTTAGAGTGCTTCAAAGAAAACGGGATGATTTGAGGTATATTTACGGGACTCATATTGCTCCACATGACATAGAGGTACAGGACCTTTCTACTGGCAAGACCAGAAAAGAATGGGCGGCTGGATTAGGACTTGATTTTGAAGTTTCCCCAAAGCTTCCCATTATAGAAGGAATACAGGCAGCAAGGGCAGTATTACCCAGGTGTTGGTTTGACAAGGAGAATTGTAGAAGAGGACTTTCGGCATTATTGAATTATCGGAAGGAATTTGACCACGATAAGATGCAGTTTAGGGATCGTCCTCTTCATGATTGGAGTTCAAACGGGGCTGATGCCTTTAGATATTTTGCCGTAGGATTTGATGAAATAATAAACAACCAAGAAGAACGCAAGTCTGAGTTGGACTTCTCCATTTTCGGGGAGAGAAGGGCTGATTTGTAGGAGGTTTATATGCCTTGCGATACTAAGAAATCCAAGAAGATAATGAGGTCAATGAAAGCCCATTATGGGAAGAAAAAAGGTGAACGGGTGTTCTGGGCAAGCAAAAATAAAGGGAGATAACGGGTATCGATTGATGCGTAAAACACGCATTATCAGGAGGAGAAAGATGGGAGATGGTGGTGGAGCAGGAGCAGGTGATAGCGGTATGGCTGGAGATGCAGCCGTATCAGATGCCGTAGCAGCGGCGGCAGCAGCGGCGGCAGCAGAAGGTGGAACAGGTGGGCATGCGCCAGGAGAAGCAGCACAGGGCCAGGGTGCGATGGGTGAAGTAGCAAGTGAAAGCCAGCAATCAGAAGGGACGATGGCTGAGCAGGGCATGGCTCCTGGAAGCATGGCAACCCCGGGGGGAGAAGAATCTCCCGGTGGGCCTGAAAGTTCATTCAAGTCGTTTGAGCCTGTCCCTATTCCGAAAGTAGAACCCACTCAGGAGACCCAGCCGAAGGGCGGCACCCAGAGTCGGCGCAGACGGAGAAGCCTTCTCTTAGAAGAAGAAGGTGGCCTTCTTGAATCACAGCTACCCGTGAGACGAAGAACCTTATTTGGAGCCTGATATGGAATCAACAATA